ATGTCATAAGCGCATTTTTACGTGGTTGATTGATTTTAGTCTCTATTCGCTTTTGTTCGCTTTCGTTCATAGGTACTGCAAAGTCTTCGCCCAACTGTCCAAACGGCGCGGCTTCATTTATGATAAACATTTTTTCTGGTGGCTTTGTGCCATCTGCTTGATCGGCCATGAGTTTATCAAACAATAAATTCTCTGTGATTTTATTCACAAGTGCTTCCATCGGAATAAAACCATAGGCTCGCGCCGACGATGGGCAATAATTTACGAATGACACTTCATCGCTATAGTATATTAGTGGTTGTTCAGCTTGAAGCAACTGTATATACGCTTGGCCTCCACCGATATATTTATCTTTGAGCGGTAATACAGAACCACCAGGAAGTACATAAATATTTTCAACTTTCCCATTTTGTTGCTCTTTAAATAAACATACGGTGCCATGAACTAATAAATCAAAAACCCACTTTTTGCTAAAGTCTTCCCACTTGTCTTCAATGTTTGGCTGCTCAAGCCATCGTTTGATTTCGTCACATCTAGTATTTGTTGCATTGGAAATTGATTTAGACCATCGTAGCAACGACTTATCAAAGTTACTTAAGTCTGGCAAGCAGTCTGGAAGCTCTTTTAATATTTGCTGCGCTGCCAACACACGAGCCGTTACATATTTTATATCCGTTTGATTTTCGTATTCCTTGTAAAGATCGCGCATTGTTTTTAGTTGCAAGACTCTTTCGTCTTCCTTGTCTTTCTCTCTCGTTATTTTCCACTTGAGAGAAGATATACGATTCATACGGCGAGTAATAATACCGAACACTGGAGTAGATTGACGAAATATAGCCAAGCGTTCTTCTATGGTTAAAAAGAAATAAGGCGTTTCCACCTTGCCTTGTATAATCTGCCCTTCTTTGTCTCGCCCTGCTACGCCTCGAAGTTGTGAAGCAGTGTATACCTGAACTCCGCGCCGGTTTTGCTTATTGCCAAAATCTCCGCCCTGTTCTATCATGGCCACTTCTGATAGCAAAGATTTATTTACTTTTTGTTTTCGTTTTAAAAATTCGAACATGTCTTTATCCTGAAATTATATCTATTTTAGGTTTATCTTTTGTCTTTTTCATGTCTTCCATCATGCTTATAAGTGTAATCGATGATTCAGCAGGGAATTTAACGAGCAAGTATTTACAGTATTCGTCAATACTCATATTAACGTCTTTTGCATCGCGCTTTAATTCTTTTAGCTCATCTTCGGTTATGTTAATAGTTACACTCGGCATTTATTCCCTCATAATAAAATTAGATTCAATTTTTGCAGGCATAAACTTTTTAACAAGAAATTTATCTATTGCATTATGGTCATAATCTTTGCAACTAAATAAATCAAAATATATATCTCCGCTCTCTATGTATGTGTGAATTGATATATGGCTAGTGGTTATTATTTGTACTGCGGTTATCCCTGAAAGCTCGTAATGATCTCGATTGTCAATTAAATGTATGTGTGGCGCGCCGAGCGGCTCCATTCCTATTTGTTCAATAAGTTCCCCAATTATTGCTTTAATCATTGTAGTAGAATCGACATTGACACAACTTTTCATATTGGCCATGTAGTGCTTGCCGTAATATGTTTTGCCGTCACGTTTTATTTGTCTGTATTCGATCATTTTGCAATAGCCGCCAGTCGTTTCGCTAAGAGCATATAGTTTGCTGCGTGCATATAATGGTCTGCCTCGCTCTCTACCCATTTGTAGTAGTCTTGCTTTTCGTCGTAGATTCTTGTGGAGGATGTCATCTGTGAGTAAAACCCCTCTATGTGCCTAACGTTTTGTGGGAGGACTATTTGTTTTGTCATTATGTTTTCTTTGAGCGAGTCAAGAGACATAGTCCTGTCGATAGATAAAGTATTATATTTATTCGAATATTGCAAGTCTTTTTTGTTTGTAGTGTAGTCACACATACATCCTATTATCCCATGCGCACGCGCTTTAAGACATATTTTAGCTGACTCTCTCGCTTCTGGCCTAGAATCTATAACAAACCATTTAACGTGACATCGTCTCATAACATCTAGCAAGTCGTCAAAGTCTCGAATTGTCGACATATGAATAACTTGAATTTTCTCTCCAAGCTTTGCTATTACAATATTGTTTATCGATCCAACGTCAATTCCAGCTATGCACGGCCCATCATGAGCATCGACTGCGTAGTATTCTCCACAGCAATCATCCAACATCATTTCGTCAATTTTTGCGCCTTTGGCCGTATAAGCCTCTCCCAAGTCTCCGTTATAAAATCTTTGTAGTATTGTTGGATTAGACAACCCTTCGTCAAATCTTTCAACCATTTCAAGCAAGGTAACTTTTGTGCTGAACATTTTAGATATATGATATCCAGATATTTTGCTTTTTTGTTGTGCAACCCATTCGCCGCGATTATATCTATTGTATGGCTTTCCGCACTTGTCACATATCGGATATATATCTCTGTCACTATCAGGAGTCCACTCTCGATCTCGCAAGGCCCATGCGCCATTGTCTATTTGCATCATAACATGCTTAAAAAAATCTGCATAAATAATTTCACCGCATGAAGTGCATCTAGTAAACCACTTTTTCATATCTGTTTTTTTGTATTCGGCGTCTATCCCAAAGTTTACATGCGTAGGATTAGCAACGTGTATTGTTGTTTTGTCTTCACTGGCCGACTGTCGCTCTTCTGCCATAGGTAAATATTCTTGTGCGCATTCGTCAAGCTCATCTATATATATGCTATCAGCAGGATACGACACAAAAGCCGACGGTGTATTGCTGCCAGTAAAAGCTATTGTCCCACGATCAAATTGTTTTATAGAGGTACTTTCAGCCAGTTTTTCTTCGTTTTGATCTAGATAATCCTTGTATAACGCAGTATACATTATTGTTTTGTTTATACGATCCTGAACAAATAAGTTTTTAAGGGTAAATGTTGGCAGAATATACAAAACATTTTTCCCTTTGCGGGCCCTATCAATCGCCGATGCGATCATCCACTCGCTGATCCCACTTTGCGTGGCTTTCTTTAAATATATTTTACGTGCGGTATCGTTATATATAGCGTGTAAATAATTTCCTTTGGGTATAATCAATCGTTCATTTTTATGTGTTCGATGGCAACCTCTCGCAATCTGCAACAAGGATGCCGCCCCTACCGTTACGTTAACCTCGTTAATTAATTTAGGACTTTTTTTCATTTACCTTTGGGCACAGGAGTAGGATGGATGTCTTTACAAAATTCTTCCATATCTTCTTTGTCAGGCTGTTTGACAATTTGTTCTTTAGATTCAAATCTATGAATAAACTCATAAAAAATATATCCAAACATAAAGCCTATAATTAAAAGTAATATTGTATCAATCATTGTTCGTAGTTAACTTCCCATTTAATAATATGTGCCAAACACTCTAAATTATATTCTATTTTGTATCCTAATTTTAGTAACAACTCTACATTTTCTTTATACAATTTATGCTCTCCTTTCAAATTTGCGCCATGAACATAATATCCACCTTCTCTTGATGCTTCGCGAATTTCTAAAAAAACAGAATCAAGTTGTTCTTTTACTTTTTTCTTAAATCCAAACAAAGACATTTCTTCAGCTTGTCTTGCTGTTGTAAAATCATTTTCCATTACTCCACCTCTTCGTCCTCAATTTGTTCGCGTATAGCGTCTATATCTTCCTCTGTCATGTATTCTATCAATCGCTTTTCGGCTAGCGTTATCGTACCCGATATGTTTGTATCTATCTTGTGACTATCCACTTGTCCTAGTAGATTTTTACCTAGCCATATCTGCATTGTCGGATTACCAGGGTTGCTGCCGTCACCTATTGCAGTTCTCATTTGTGCGCGTCTTAATGCAATTTTTCCAACACCTTTCTTTTGCTCGTAGTATTCGGAAAATTTCACATTAAATTCTTTTTGTATAAAGTCCTCAATCGTATTTACGTCACATTTAAACCATCCAGCTATTTCGTGTAGCGTGCATTGTAGCTGACAAAGCTTAT